CACAAAAGGAAATGAGTATTCCCCGGGTATGTTTGGGGCAGATTTTTTCCCGGACGGCTTTCCGCAGAATATAAAGAGTCAGCCCCGCCGGCGCCGCTTTCCCCGCCAGCACACTCGGCGCGACAGTAGCCACGCCTATCAGTTTAAGGAATTGTCTGCGTTTCATCTTCTTCATTTAAACGACTTCCTCTTTTATCGTGGCGACCTAATTCATACAGCCAATTTTCCTTTTTCGGCTGTTCCTTAATTCGCCAATACTCACTTTTCAACATTTCTTCAGGTATTTCCCATCCCATTATCTTACACCATCAACATAATCGCAAACAAATTCATAATCTTCTCTGGTATTGACGCTGCGGATACCAAGAGCAAGGCAGGGATAAAAGCAAGTTTTCATGTTTTTTCGGATATACTGTGTAACGTGTTCTCTTTCGTCACCTGTGGCATCGAAGTTGGCCTGTTTCAATGCTTCATAACTGAATACCTCAACGTCGCTTCCTTCTCCGTTAAGTTGACCTGTAGTTTCATCGGTATTATATACCAAAGAATCGTAACTATTATTATACGTATATACGCACTTATCAATTTCTTCTGGTCTTATCAATGGGCAATCGCCCGTCACCCTTACGATAACATCAGCATTTATCTGTCGCGCCGCTTCATAATATTCCCGCACAACATCTCTGCCCTCCCAGGTCGGCATAAAGGCGTCAATATTCCACCTGGTGCAGAGGTCGGCTATCTTCTGGTCGGGGGTCACAACACAGACTTCATCGACCATCGTAGCCAGCAGGACTTTGCGCACAACCATTTCGAGCATACTCACTCCGCTCTCGGGAGGTATCTGGAGCAAGACCTTATTCGGAAGCCTCACAGACGAAAGCCTGGCCTGGATTATTGCTATACAACTAATGGTGAGTATTCCTCCTTCCAGTATTGCCCTGTAACTATCCTTCTCACAGTGCTATAACAAAGCCCAAATTTTTTGGCTATTTCGCTTCCTCTCTCGCCTTGTTTTGCGAGAATGCGGATTAACTTTGCATCTTCCCATGTAATCTTAGCCGTGTTTACTCTTTCACCTCTTGCTGATTTTTCTGGGCAGACGGACCTTCCATGTCTGTCGCCTCGTGCAGTTCTCTCAGGCTTAGTGTATCTCCCGTGTCTTTTACCATGAGGCCGTTTTTCTGGGTGAGTATATGCCCCATTTCTCAAACCGCTTGCCATGCGACCTTTTTTGACAGCATCCTGTGTGTTGTCTTTGTGTGTTCCAAGAAATAAATGATTTGGGCGAACACAACTTTTCACATCACAATGATGGCAAACTAACATTCCTTTTGGTATTTCACCAACAAGCTCTTTATATACTTTTCTGTGTACCGTCTCTGGGCCGTACCCTCCATACCCATTACTTTTTATATGGCCTGTCCATAACCAACAGGTCGATGTTTTTTCTACGTGCTCCCAAAAACTCATCTGTTCTCCCTCGTTAAATAATTTCTCATTTCCTCAAATTTCTTTCAATGCCTTGAAGCGAATTCAACATTCGTTGCTGGTAATGTCGCTGTTGTGACTCTTGCATCCTCTGCTGCTCCTGCTGATTGAGTCCCTGTATGTAATTCTGCTGTTGCCGAGTCCATTGCTGGAATCGGTGTTGTTGTTCCGGGGTCATTGGTTGACACCCAACAAGAAAAAACACAACTATCAATATTAACTTTTTCATCATATCTGCCCTCTTGAATTTCGTTAAGATTATACTACTTCGGATATACCGATACGCCACCGTCATAGGCCTGGATAGCTTTGCCCATTCTCATTCTGGCATCTTCAAGATGACGATAACAGAGCATGACGTTGGCCTTCATCTCGCTATGCTGATTTTCGCTGGTCTGTTCATTTTTGAAGTCATCGTGCTTCATTAGAGCCTTGACGGTCATTTTGTTATCCTCAAGTATTAACCTGACGAATTGACAGTCCTCTTTGAAATTCGGCGCTCTTGTTGCGTCACAATCTGTTTTTGCTGTTTCTCCTTCCGGCTGAAATACAGGGTCACTTGTCCCAAGAGTTTCTTCCAACGAGGCATCTTCTTTTGAGTTAATACTTTGTTTTTCATCCATTTTTTGCTCCTTTAATACTGGGTTTAGTGGAAATATCAAATCTATAGTTTCAGGCTTTATGCCTTTACATTTTCTGTTAGGGTTGTGAGCCACTTTTCCATTCAAATATATTACACAATGATTGACTCCTTTGGCGTTTTTGCCAGTGACAAGTAGAAAACAATCCTTATAGTTTGGACGGCCCAAGTCATCATCAACTTCTATAGTCAAAGAGGAGAATCCTCTCAAATTCAGCCACTTTACAAATTGCTCATACCATTCTTCTGAGTCCTCCGTCTCGTATATATTGCAAAAATCCGGCACTTCTTCGAACTCTAATTCAAACAGAGAAGCTAAAGCTGCCTGAAAGCAATTCCCCTCTTTTTTGCCGTATCTGGTCTGAAATACCTTTATCATTTACTCCGCTCCTCGCCTGAAGAAGCGGGCGCTGCACGAAGGGCAAGCGTCCGAGTGAGGCGGTACCCACATCTTTTGCAGCACATCCGGCGGCGGCGTTTCTTTGAAATATTTACCGAGATACTGGAGCATCCAGTTTGTGCATTGGTTGAGCCAGCTTTCGTTGACGATAACCATATCTTCACCGCAAATGCCACATTTAATCTGCGTACACAGCCTTCGAAGCTCTTTCTGAATTGTGAGTTGCGTATAATCAGTCGTACTCTTAGGCCAGACAAACTTGAATTCGCCTTTATGTTTACAGATTATCTCCGCGGCCCTTGCGGTCGCCTTGCCGTCCATCTTACCGAAACGGCCCTGTTCCAAATCTTTGATGGTCGCAGGATTAGCATTAGACTCTTGCTTACCGGCAAGAATCGCCTTAACAAGCTCCTCCGGGGTCTTGAAGTGTGGGGATATCTTTGATATCGAAGCGTCCGGATCAGCCCACCAGTTGCCGGCGTCCTTGGCATTGATATCACCATACTGATAGGCAGGGATATTCAGAAGATGAGCGTTTAAGGCCATGGTAGAGCCTGCGTGGATTATTGCATCAACGTGGATATTCAGGTAGAAGCTCGTTGATTCGGTGTCCAGCGGGAGTTTAAGTTGATCACATAACTCCTGGTACGGCTTCTGCATTACGCCGGGATGGGTCGAGATAAGAACATTCCACTTCTCTCGAAGCACAGAGATTTTCTTTATCATATCGAAGTGCCGGCCTCTTCCGGCCAAGTCCTTCTTAGCACTGTCGATATCCTCGATATGCAGGTCAGGTGCCGAATCGGCAAATCCCCATGCAGAGCAGACCAGGAGCACAGGTTTTTTGCTGTCGAAGCCATACTTCTTATAGAATTTCTTCTTGTCCCGGTGCTTTGCGATAACGTCCTCCCGTTTGTAGGCATCGACCGTAAAGGCGCCGACATAGTGGACATTGAAGGGTACATCTCTTTTATTGAGAATCTCAGCTTCGTCCTTAGACCAGACGATTTCAGCATCAACCGTGTAGGGGTACCTGCCGTATATCTCCATGGCCCTTGTCATCCCCTCGGCTTTGTCCTGGGCAAGAATCTTTTCGAAGTCCTTCTTATCGCACGAAGGCTCTGTATGACGGCTTATGACAGCTAAACCGAATTGTTTTAAGACCATTACCAAGTCACGGCTGTAGGGATTTCGAATAGGCGGGACAACGACCGTATCGGGTATGAAGCATTTACCATCACCGGTAATGAGCTTATTTAATTCATCAATGATAGCGCCCCTGCCTTCTCTGAGGCATGGTCGTACCGATACTTCGTGGCCTTGCTTTTCGAGTTCCTCTTTTATCAGGGCATCGACAATCTTGTCGCGCGTGGGCGAAGCTGTTAAAATCAAAATTCTGCTCATATTTGCTCCTTTATCCTCAAAATTACATCAAACTCATCAAACAATCTTAATGGTTGTCTTTATGTAATAAAGTGACCACATAAACACATAGCTTATTAACATACCAATTAGTGATAACGTTAGGTTTTGAAGGCGAATGCCACCTATTAGCCAAACAGCGGAAATAGCAGGCATACCAATCCCCAACAAGAAAGCAAAAGTTTCTGGGTCACGTTGCCATTTGCCGTTTTTCTTTTTATAAATACGAACTTCGAATATGGGACCCATAGAACTTGGGAGCGAAATATATTCTTTACCTGTATCATCTATTTCTATACGACTTCTTGGTACTTCCATAATATTCACTCCTGTTATTTTCTGTTAATGATATTAATTATTTTCTTTAAAACATCTTCCGCTTTTTTCCATACGAATGAATCTTTGAAGAATTCTTTTTGTAAATAATCCGGCAAAGACTTTTTGAACTCTTCTAATAAGTAATCAGCATATGGGTTTTTGTCTGGATTCTTTTTTCTAAATAAAGCAGCATAATAAACAGCAAAATTGACACTTTTATAATCATGTATTTCTGCTGCCTGATAAATAACTTGAATATCGGCGGCCACCTGTTCGAGTCCATAGCTGTGAATATATCCTGTTCCTTGTGTTCTGTTTTCAACATTTATCCAAAAATGCTTGTCAACCATTTCATCATAACGGAGTTCGTAAACCCTTTTGCGTTTGCATATCATTACATAACAATGGGGCTTGTAAATTTTACCAAACAAACTTTCTATTTTAATTTGTAGCCAATGAGGACAATAACATCCTCCTGGCCTTAATCCACAATATTCGTTTTTAAAATATTTATGCACTATCAATTTTAACCCAACGAGTTTTAGTTCGTTTTCTAATTCACGGATTACTTCTGATGTGTGGTGCCATATAAGAGCATTATTTGTCTGTTCAACTGGGATATCATCTGGTTGTTCATAGCTCATTTTATCCTCACAATTTCATCGAATTCATCTAACGTTGGCGGCTCAAAGGCACGCATCTCAGTCTCAACAAGGGTCACTAAATCCATTTTTCTGTGTGGTTTACGTTTCCTGCGCTTCACGTACCAGTCCACAGGCTTGTGCGTAGGCATCAGAAACGCCACAAACTTATCAGCGTGCAGATTCTTCCACTTTCCCCGCCGGTCATCTGCTTTTGTCAGGTTTCCACAGTCGATAATCACATTGTATCCGGCCTGCAGGAGATTCTCGGCGGCATCGAATGTGCTCTGGGTAATCACATCGTCCATTTCGGGAAGGTATTTATATTCACCGTTAAACATCGTCCTGAATGCGTCCGGTGACACTATCCTTGTGTCGGGATGATATTTGACGTACTCCTTGGCGTAGGTGCTTTTTCCAGAGCCGGAGAATCCTATGGTCATAAATACGGTGTTCATTCTTTAATCCCCAACTTATGAAAGGCTATCTTCCTCATGTCAGCCAAATGATTCTCAGTCTTTTTCAGAGCACCGGCACTACCACTTCCCTCGGACGGTCTCAAGCCACAGTCCCACAGGTCATCCATCAGTTTTTGTGCATTGTGCTTTTCGAGTTCCAAAAAAGGCTTGAGCGTTTGAAACCTTTTTTTTTCTCTGTCTTTCCAAGTCACCGGCTCGATATATTTCACATTACGGCCATAAGTCGATTTGCCAAATAGATTGATTACATCAGGGTCAAAATCTAATCCCGCTCGTATTGCGCGTATGATACTACCTTGCTCTATCATTGCGTCTCCTCTGGGATATATCTTAATATTCCTTCTTCATCATATTTCAATTCATCAGAAAATATGTCGGCATAATAACCGTCTTTATTGTGGTCTATTCCGGCAGTGAATTTTTTCATTCTTATTGGTTTGTTTAATGATTTAGGACAACATACTGCTAAATCTTCAGCAGCAAATATCTCTACGTACTTCCGGTCATATTTCACCGACAGTATTTTATAAGGCCGCGTATTTACAAAAACTCTTACTTCTCTCATTGTTCTTTCGGCCTCCTGATTTCGAGCCCGTCACCGCCCATGCTTGCGGTAGGCCCAAGGCGATAAATAGTATGCGTCATTAATCTGCACAGCCAATTCTCAATGCACCACTTTTCTATGTGGTAGTCATATCCGTAATCGTACCTACGAGAAAACGGATGCTCGTCCCATCTAACCTTTATACCCTTACCCGTTGCGATACCACACCAGTATTGCAAACAAGCAGATTCCACTGTCCTTTCTCTCGGTGAGCCTTCGTCCATATTCAAGCCCCAAAGTTCTATTTCCTCAAACCCCAGATGTATAGCCAATGCCATTTCGTAGGCCATCGTACAAGTGAAATATGGGATAGACCACGGATGTGCGAGTATCTTTTTCAGAGGATAAACTATACCGGTAGGCACAAGCAGAGTCTCCTCGAGGACGTAAATAGGCTTCTTGCAGTTCTTGAGGAATTCAAGCTCCCTTTCGTTTTGTACGTCCATCGGGTGCATCTCAAACATTAAATCATACCGCTCTGGCTCGAATTCATTTAGCGTCCAAATCTCATAACTATCGTCGTCATACGGCGCCTTCTCGTGGCTTTTTCCACAACCCAAAATCACTAATTTCTTTCTTCTCATATATAGTCCTCTCTTAGTCCTGCTTATCCTTCAAAACCTTTTCGATACATTCGAAGCCTGCCAATAGTACAACTGCTATCAGAATAGAACCGTAATCACCTGTCGCCAAACATAAAACAAACGCAATCATCATTACTACCGTCACAAACGCCATCATTTCTCCAATATCAGCCTTAGCGTTTTAGCTTTCATCTAAGTTAATAGCTTTGGCATTTCTGTTTTTTCAAGACTTGCAATATTCTCAGGCAGTCTCATAAAGTCACCTACAGTTGAGCCGTCCGGCAAGCACATTTTAGACAAAAACTGGTCTTCAAATGTTTCTCCGCCACCATCAATTTCTTCGAGTTTCATCTTCAAAGACATATAAAATATCCTCCACCTTTGGCGAATGGCCTGCTCGTATTGCCGTTCAGTCATCCTTCCGCGGTCAGGCATTGTCACATTGAATTTATACATTTTCCCTTCATGCTTGAATCCAATACCATCGCCTCGTGAGCTTCTGGCGAAGAAAAATTCTTCTATGCCCCAATTAGTTATCAAATCTTCAATTTGAGTTTTTGATTTTGATATTGTCACTGTCGTGTTTTTCGCATACTTTGCCATATAATCATTTCTCCAAAATCAGCCTCGTAATCGTCTGGCCTCCAAACCCACGCTTATATTTCGATATATTCACCAGCTTCAAATCCCCTGCGAATATTTGCTCGCCCATTTCCAGAAACTTATACCCAGAGTTTTTCAGAAGTCCCATCGCCATATAAATAGCGGTATGATTATTCTCGCCGGCGGCGCTGGCGTAGTAAGCTGCCGGCTTATTACAGTAAAACATGGCCCCGGCCTTGCCGTCGGTCAGGCACAAGGGTTTCATCCGGTGCTGAATCTCCCACGTCCGATCGCTTCGCCTGGGCCCTTTTATCGTTTCGCACATTTGCCGGTATTCAGGGACTTTTACGATATTCCACACATCGGTCTTATTTACCAGGCTTTTATAAGACTTCCTCAGACCGCAATGCAGATCCTCTACGCTGCGGGTCAAATCGATTATCTGAGTGTAGTAAGGCCTGGCCGTGTGTCCGTGCCGCAGTAGAAACTGGCTTATCACCGAGAGCCTGCCGTCTATCAGGAAGTCCAGGTAAGTGATATGAGGGCATATATCGTAGAGACGCTCAATATGTAGCTTAAGGGCCTTATCGCCGCCTGTGGCTACCATGGGCCTCCAGAAACCTGATATACGATTGTCTTTGAGCCCTGCGATAACTTTACAATCATCATCGTGAAACGAGAGGTCCTCGTAAGGGCCTGACATCGCTTGCGAATATTCGACATCCAAAGAGCTGTATAAGGCTGTGTATGCGTTAAGCTTCACTTCAATTCATCCTTTTTTTTCTCGTACTTTTCGTTCATACGCCAGTGAAGGAATAAGGACTTACGTCAATTTTAGCGATTTTTTTAACTTGACACCCTCATTTCTGAGCCAAAAACGAGGGTGAAATTGTAAATCCTATGGGGTGAACTGTTCACCCCATAGACCCCGATTCCAACTCCCCAGCCGGGATACCGAACCACAAAAACGCCAAAATCGAAGTAATTTGTCTTGACAAAATCCCATAATCCAAAATCCCCAATACTACGCCAAAAATCAGGTTCGCCGCTTGTGCTTGCGAAAGTAAACCTATTAGATTCTCTGCTTTTAATTCCCAAGGTAAATCAGAAGCCCCGATTGCGTAGGCTAAATCTTCAAGTGCTGCCATGATTATTGAAGTCCTCCTTATCTATTGAGAAGCAAAGGCTGTCGTAATATTCTCCCTGCCAGTATTTGCGATTAGGCAAATCTAAATAACCTGTTTTGGCAAAGCCACAATATTTTCCAGTTACTTTCTGCCAAAACTCCCATGCCGGATTACATCGGTAGCACTCCCCGAAAACCGTATGTAAATTCAAATAGTTAAACGCCTGGTCGAGGAGAAGGTCAACGGCTTTTATGCCAATACCCTGACCACGTTGCTCCTGATGGAGAATAAGGCTTATCTCACCGATGCGATTCTCCCATTGGATATTAGTGATGCCTCCCATGCCGAAAAAATAATACTCCTTAACTGTGGAGTCCTCCTTGGAGACGACGTAAGAGTCATCGACTATCGCAAAATACCGGTGTTGGCTATTGCGATTACAGACTACGTCCCTGTAAAACGCTTCCTGTTGCTCCTCAGTCAAGGGATAGGGAGTCCTGAGCGTCTCAAGACAGTCGTTCCGCCAGATACGCACTGTCTGGCATTGGTCTAATGTGAGAGCTTCAAGTTTCATCCTGTATCCTTCGCTTTCTTCATTTCATTATGAATAAGTAATATCCCTGCAAGTTGTAGCCAATTTAACGCCTCAATTCTTTCGCCTGTAAACCAGCAGGACAAGGCAACAATAACAGCGAAAAATATGATTATATACTCAATCATTTTGCATCCTTTTTTAGCATAAATACAGAGTAAAGTTTTTTGGGGATCTACACCAAACAATTTGAACGACTTACCCCAATCACTATGACCACTTGATATTGTATAAAAAGCACAAATCAAGATACTGATAATTATATATATCGGAACTAATATCATATCCATAATTATTCCTTCCTTCCTTCATTCACTCACACTTCTGGAAAGTCCAGTGTTTTTTGCCACACTTCTTACAGTCCGGCATAGCTTTCGTCTGTTCCGGGGCCGGGGTAGTTACTAAGCGAAGTGTCTCTTCGGCAGGGATACCTACGAGAGCATCCTGCGGTTTGTCCCAGAATTTATTGACCATCTTCATGGCCTGCCGTATAACGGATATTGTCTTATCGATATCGGTCAAGTCGTGAGAGTATCCCACAAATTGGGCATGACCGAAGAATATCCCCTGCTTGAGGCACTCCTGCCAAAACAGACTCTTATGAGCAGCCGTCGGGAAGATGAAGTGCGTCCTCGGAGGCAGGCCAATACACTTGATATCCTCACCCTTCATTATGGCCTGCGCGGCCTGATTAAAAGCGGTTTTCATCTTAGATCCCATTACCCAGATATGCTCGATAGCAGCCTTGTTACGCAGCACCTTGATAGTAGCTATCGCCGCCGAGATACCCAGTAGATCGCCGCCGAAGGTGCTCGATACGAAACAGTTGGATTCCAGTACCTTCATAATGTCCCTGTTACCGCCGAAGCACGCCATCGGCACACCGTTAGCCATGGCCTTGCCGAAACACGATAAATCCGGCTTTATCTTCCAGTGATTCTGCGCCGAGAGCTTTCTCGTCCTGAACCCGGTAACATTCTCATCGAGGATCATAACGGTCTTATGGACTGTGCAGAGCTTTCTGACCTCCTTGAGCCACTTCTCTACACGCCCTTCATCCTCATACACATAAGGCTCCAGTATGAAAGCGGCAGGCTTCTTCTCGACGAGCAGCTCTTCGAGCTTTCTCACGTCACCCCATTTTACAGGTGTTACATCCTGCTTGACTGAGCCGGCGTTTTTGGGAGTCGTGCAGTTGTACCACGAATGCCAGCCATGATAACCGCAACAAAGAATAGGCTCCCGGCCAGTATATGCTCTCGCCACCCGGACGGCAGCCTGGCAGGACTCCGAGCCGGTCTTGACGAAACGCATCATCTCCATCGAGGGAAATACATCGTGCATGAGTTCTGCTAATTCAGTCTCTTTCGGGTGTGAGAGTGAGAATAGAGTGCCTTTCTTTAACTGCTCAGTAACCGCTTCAACAACGGCGGGGTAGGCATGCCCGAGTATAGTCGCACCCAGACTGCACGGATAGTCGATAAATTTTCTACCGAGGGCATCGAATATCTTAGAGCCTTTTCCGTACTCTATCCATTCCGGATAAACGTCCGCGACATGACAACAGACTCTTTTGCTCAAAGTTTGTACCCCATCAGGTATCAGTGTCGTTGTTTGTTTCCAAGTCATTTTTTTGCCTCTTTCTCTTCTCTTAATAAAATGATTGCAAGTATCGAATACAAAGCATTGTCCATCAGTGTATCTTCGATAGATTCGTTCTTAACTTCCAAAACCCCCTGTTGCATGAATGATTCGAGCCTCGCCCACTTGTCGGTGAGTCTTACCATAACACCGGTAAAAGGCGTAATACCCATATCCCGACACTTATATAAGTTGCGGAGAGGTATCGACTTAATACCATAGTCGTGATTCTTGCTCGAATGCAGTTCCGCCATCTCGGCCAGTAACTCAAAGAAACCGGGATGCCCGTGAAAATCGGGATTGTCAAATACAGCTTTGAGATCTTCCTTGATTGTACTCATATCACCACCTCCTCGTATCCAGCAATTCTTCATCGTGCCTTTCGAGATTCTTCCATCGATGGAGAAAGTCCAGATTTCTCTGTAACTGCTCAAACGAGTCCACCCCGATTATCACCTTGTCGATATACGGATTACACAGGCAGAATTTTATACATTCGCAAGGTTCTATGCCGTCCTTGAGTATCCGGCCTCGCAGGAAGATACTGCGGACGTGGATTTCAACGTCATCTTCCTTCAACTGCTCAAAATCACTTTCGAATCTCCTGTCATAGAGTGAATAGGGTAACTGCACTATTCTTAAAGTATCATTCTCGCCAATCTCAAGCAAATCTTCTGGCGAATATACAGACACAGAATCTAAACCAACTTCCCCAAACACTTTCATATTATGTGCCATAATTGCGTAAGGCTCGATTTCTAAGACTTCTGCGACCTCATCAACACTCTGCACCTTGATTATCTTATTGAAGTAGCTGTTGGGACGGTCGAAATCGTTGCCGTAAGCCGTTGCCATGTCTAATGTGTCGATACCTGACGTTTGGCAATAACCAAGCACTTTCGTAATGTTTTTGTCTGATAATCGGGAGCCATTATAAGGTTTATCCCAATTTGCGCATCCTATGGCAATACGAGAGAATAAGTTAGGCATAATCACTCCTTATCGTGGATAGTGCCGATGATTTCAATGTTAATGACATTGTGTTTAATTAGCATATCCCAGGCGGGTAAGCCTTTAACACAATAGGCTAAACGTTTTTCGCAAAAATAAACTTCTCCTTTGTAACGAATATCTGTGCCAAATGCTTTAATAACATTAAACGCGATTATATCGCCAACGTAACCTTCTTTTTTGTTCTTGTCTTTGAGGCCGGTCTGCTGGCCTACTGTTTCGGGGATGACTTGGACAAAAGTCAAAACAAATGAAGCTGGTGTATGATACTTATCTGTAATTGGTATAATGTATGCAGCACCGGCTCGCTCAAAATACCATCCATAGATAAAGTCCTTATCGTCTATTGGTAAGCCTCTGTAAGGTCTCATTACAGCCACACTCTCGGTACTTTGACTATCTGTTTCGCTCCGCACTGAGGACACTCATGTTCATAAGTCCCCGGCTCAAGCACTATCATGCCCGGGAACTTATGCTCCGGGTGTTGACAAGGTATCGGTGGTGCGTCAACTATTTTTCGGAGTCCACTTTTTTCTTTTACCGTTAGCATTTCTTTTACCGTTAGCATTTTAATTCTCCTTTAGAAAAATAAAAGCCGGGAGTTCTGAGCGCAAATCTTAACAGTGAAAGAAGTGCCTCCCGGCTTTTTGATTCATCGAAATACACTGTTGTTATTACGCTCATTACAACAGCAATATACAGCAGCCTAAAATCCTGTCAAGGATTATTTTAATAATTTTTGAAATTCTTCTGAGGTGAGCCAATCGGTATTCGTATCGGAGGTATATCCATCGTCCAGTTCCTCGTGAAGTTTCTCTGATTTTTGCAGGCCGATGAATTTGAAGGTGCACTCCGGGTCGATAGCCCGGGCCACATCGGTTATCTTCATCGAAGGCAGTCTCGGGATATGAAGGGTTTCAGCCTTTTCGGCTGTAAGGTGCTTTAGTACGGCCTTGGCCGCCTGCTCTAAGGTCATCCAGAAGCGCGTACAGTTGGGATCAGTTATCGGGAATTCATGGATCCCCTGCTCTTTGAGTTTCAGAAAATACTCGACTACAGAGCCGCGACTATTGACGACGTTGCCGTACCGGATGATCCGGAAGCAGGTCTTACTGTAGATATTAGCCGCCGCAAAGAGCCTTTCGGCGGTGAATTTAGTAGCTCCGTAGAGATTTCGAGGGGATGGGCTCTTGTCTGTAGAGACCAGCACAGCCCTCTTGACGTTATTTTTCATACAGGCATCGACTATATTGGAGCTGCCTATAATATTGGTCTGGACGGCCTCCAGCGGATTCTCCTCGCACATACGGATATGCTTGAGAGCGGCGGCGTGAATGACGTAATCGACCTTATCGCAGCACCACGACAGCCTGTCTTTGTCCCTTACGTCACCGATACGAAAACGAAGCCAGGGGACACCTTCGAACTTTTTCATCATCAAGTGCTGGTTGTACTCGTTGCGACTGTATATGATGACCTTCTTAGGAAAGCCAAATTGATAAGATGGTCTGGCCTTATTTATCTCCTCTATGAGCGCATTTCCTAAGCTGCCGCTTCCACCCGAAATGAGTAGTGTTGAATTATCGAGTGTCGCCATAGCAAAATTTCCTTATGTCCCTTTTAAGCCTCAAAAACAGTGAATCTATATGGTCTTTCAAGATAACGCCTCTCACAAAAAGAGTAACCGGCTTTACCTGTATCCACCTACCTGTTTTCCAGACCATACGGCTGTATTTGAATTCGCACATATAAAACGAGTCCTGCCTGCAATCATAAGCTCTGCACTCCGCCGGCATGTCCTCCCGTTTAAGACGACATCCTGTTTCCGGATCATAAAACCCCTCTTTGAAATCATGCCTTGCCTTTAATGCCGCTTTAACATATACGTCAGGCCGTGCCTTGCCGTCCCATTCGGTCCACAAGTGCCTGTTCTCGTCCGTGAGATACTGTTTCTTAGTCCTGTAGCAGTTATTGCAGCAGATACCGTCAATGAAGACATCGTTTACCGCTGGACAATTCAGGTCGCATTTGAAGTCTTTTGCCATACTACCCTTAGCATTTCGCCATTCATTTTTTTGCGATGATAACTCTTAGTTCGGTCGTAGTCAACCTTGCCCATTATCAACTCTGCCTGGCGGACAATATCGACCATCGCCGCAAACTTATCTGGGAATACGGCGAAAGAAGCGTCGAGGTTATCGTCATCAAGCTTTATGTGGGTCTCTATCACGCACGCGCCGAGAGTTACCGCCATCAGCGGCACCGACAAGGCCTGAGTATGATTACTGAGTCCGAGTTTCTTGCCGAATTTCCTCATATCTTCGAGCATAACCAGATTCATATCACTGGTCTTTGCCGGGTACTCCGATACGCAGTACAGTAGGACAACATCTTTGTACTTGAGTATCTCAAGGGCTGCGGTAATCTCCTTCTCAGTACCCCCTCCAGTACTGAGAAGAATCTTTTTAACATAAGGGTCTTTTGCTAACTCTGTCAATAATTCGACATAATTAAGCTCGAATGAAGCGATTTTGACCGTTTTTACCCCTAACTCTGCCAGAATCGGCACGGTATTAGGGTGATATACGCTAAGGATGAATTCGAGTCCCGCCGATTTAGTAGCCCTTCGAAGGTCAGGGAGCCATTCGTAAGGGATCGCTATCTCATCGTAAAGGTCGTATAGATTTCTGCCGGACCATGGGCCTTCCGTAATAACAAAAGGAGGGTCGCCACTCTTGAGGGTCATTTCTTCGGGCTTGAAAGCTGAAAACTTTACAGCATCGGCGCCGGCGGCCCGCGCCGCATCGATAAGTGCAATACAGCGAGCGTAACTCTTTCTGTGCGCTGCGCCTGTCTCGGCAATTATAAATACTTTACGCATTTCCCCATTCGGCAGTTTGATAGAAATTTTGCTCCCAGGCAACTGCCTGGTCCTGCATATCACGAAACTCCTCAAGCCAGCCTATCGTCTCACCCCTGCCCGGATTCGGATTCGTCCATGCCTTCTTGGCATTAGCGATCTCAGCAGCCACCGAGGGATTGCTCATACCGATAGCTTTCCACGACTGCCATACCCCGTAGAGGATAATGCCCTCGTCGGCCCTGCTGATATCACTGAGTTCCGTGCTGTCGGTAGTAAAATCAGCGGCGTAGTAATCGCCGTCAAATCTGAGGTCCTTGTCCCAATACGAACTGGCGCAGTATGGGTACATCTCGATAAAGACATTACCCCTCTGTGTCCAGTAGGCAGGCTTTTCGAAATTCATATCACTGTGGGTCGGGTCCGGATGTTCTGCGTCAAACAGGTCCACAGGCTGATAAGTAAGTCTGCGGGTATCCTGACCATCGAGGTACCATACGTCTGTAATGTGAAATGGCCGATTCTTATCGGTATCATCGCCAACAGTGATATCGGCTATCGCATATTTAATGGTACCGGTCGTATCGAATGATTCGGTATTCTTAAACACATTCGAGCGCAGTAGCGGTATTCCCTCAACGATGAGCTTCTGAGCTTCATTGATACGCCTTGTGAGCCAAGTGGTATCGATAAGGTCAGTCGTATTCGGCCTGCCGCATCGCTCTTGAATTTCATCAATTATCTCGCTACACGGAAGAGCACACATTAGTCACTCCTTTAATAATTGGCCAGGGGACCACGAGTCCCCTGGCCGAAAGATACAAGGGCTACCGAGTTGTTTTTCGAGAAGGTTCCCGTCAGCCCTTTTACAGGCTAACAGTTACCAGCCCCAAGCGATAAGAAGACATCTGCTGTTCTCGTCATCTAACGTATCGTCTGAGGCGTCTGCTAAGCTCACTTCTAACAATGGACCGGTACATAGACTGACATTCGTCACAAAGGACGCCGACCCGCCGGATACGCAGCCAGTAATACTGAAAGCGCACTGACCGATAAAGCCTTCTAACCCTACCAAAGTAGATGGGATAGTGAAGCCAGAATCAACTTCATTGCTCGGGTCGATATTATGAAACTCAAGTTTCATACCGCCAGCCAGAAAGCCGATCTTCTGGCTTCCAGTGGTTATATCATTGAAACCAGCCATAAGAACTCCTTTCCGGACTTACCAGCCCCAAACAAGATAATTCATTTTGGCTTCAGACGTCAGCGTAGCCACAGTAACATCAGCGGCACTAATACCCAGAAAAGAACCTTCACAAATCGACATATTCGTAATAGGTTTTCCCTGGCCGCCGCAAATACAGCCGGCATCAGTGCATACTGTTACATATCCAACCCATCCTAATAGTTTGACAAGAGTTGTAGGAATAAGATTGTTAGTGGAAGAGACGTCGTTACTGTAGTCAATGGCGCACATCTCCATCTTAACTCCGCCCTGAGCAAAGCCGATACGCTGAGAGCCTAATGTAGCATCATTAAAACCAGCAGCCATAGAAATTCTCCTTTCCCGGCTTAATTAAGCCGCACTGTCGCAGACCCAGCCGATTGCAAGAGCGCCGGGGTCAGAAAGCGTTACACCTGTAGTCAGGTCGTGAATATTCGACTCGTCGGCACTCATCAGCCACGCAGCCGCACCAGTGGAACACAGGAAGACAGGTCCTTTGTGAATATCTTCGTCACAGGTAAAGTCGAAGCCCTTGCCTGCACCGTCGGCCTTATTGTCGAACATCGTGACGTCCTTAATCGGACACACGCCACCAACCCACGCCCAGCCGTAACCGTCGCCATAGCCTTGGGTGGCTACGACAGTTCCGTCGCTATAGGTATAGGTGGAGCAGAAAATCGCAACCGGACCGCCACTTTTACTCATGTCGTTACCCGTGATACATCTTGAGGTCACGAACCAAGGCGCTCGTGATGTGTCGGCCCATTCGGTAGTCGAGATACATAAGAGGCCCAAGCCCGATGCATGGAAGAAGTGTCCGTCACTGAAATCATACGAAATATCCATGCCGTCCTCGAAAGAGTGCAGGCACAGGTACATCATGGTGTAGTAGCCCGGATTCTCCGTGCTCTCGTGATACGCCTGACGCTTTTCGCCGATACGTGTCCTGTTGTGACCGGCCTTAGCCGCCGAGGCATTGAGAGCACGAGTGGTCTCGTCGGCAGAACTGTAGTTGTCAACAGTATTGTCCCAGCCCTTTCCGGCGGTGCCGCAACCCTTGGTCCTGTTAGGGTAAACTGCATGTGGCATAGGCACACCGGGCCAGTTGTCGTACAATACGAGTTTTGAAATATATTGATTGTTGCCATTTTATTTTCTCCTTTCTTTGAGAAAATGTTAGTTATTACTTACAATTTTACTAAGCTGCCGAAGCACAAACCCAGCCAACTCTTAAGGAATTCTCAGCTTGTGCCAGAAGTGCTTTAGAGCCATTCCGGCGTAAGGACACAGGTCCACATGCAAGATCGTCATCGACCTGTATCTCGACTCCTTTAAGAGAGCCGGTCTCATCATCGAATATCGTTATGTCCTTACAAGGGCAAACACCTTCAACCCAAGCCCAACCGTAGCCATCGCCATAACCTTTGGCGTTGACATCGGTTCCATCGCTGTACGTATGGGTAGAACAGAAAATCGCTACCGCACAATTTCGGGTAACGTCACTACCTGTAGTACACCGGGAAACTACAAAATATGGGCCGGTTGAAATGTCCGCCCAGACAGAACAGGATATACAACCCGTACCGGAGGGCATGTGGAACATATTACCGTCGCTGAAATCCTTAGATATATCCATGCCGGACTCAAATGAGTGCAGGCATAAATACATCATAGTATAACTCCCCTTGCAGTTGGTGTTGTCGGTATATCCACGACGTTTCTCACCAATACGTACACGGCTTTTTCCGCCGGAAGCATTAAAAGCCCGAGAAGTCTCGTCCGAGGAACTGTAGTTGTCAACAGTATTGTCCCAACCGTTAGTCGGCTTAGAATATCTCTGATCCGGAACTCCCGGCCAGTTATCTTCTAATATTAACTTAGTAAGTCTTAAATTTGCCATAAAACCTTTTTACTAAGATGCCGTAATCAGTCTCAAGATACGGCGCTGAGCCAGATCGAACTTTTCGGCTTCCAGCAAACGAAATTTCCCTGCAACATGATCCTCGCAAGATAGAAATCGTAGCCGTTGGTCTGCTCGCCCTGCCACTTGAAGCTTGTCAGCCGCATATTCCGCTTGGTATGGATTCGAAGCTCGAAGTAGCGGAGATTAAGAATAAACAACCAGCTTCTCATCGTACTGGACCTTTGCAGATACGGTACTGATACGATCTCATGACCGTCGTACATCATGGAGACGATACCCTGAGATTGTTTCTTGCCTCCTTTGTACATCGAATGCGCTTCCATCTCTGCGGCCAGTTTGTCGAAGAGGGTCGGACACATGACAATCATCAGATCATCCGGCGACTCCATCGAATCGGCAACGTCGGTCTCATTGATCCACTTCTTCAAGTTACCCTTAGTGAGGGTATAAGAGGTGTCCTGAGAGCTTGAGCTGATAGACTCGCTTAGTCCAGCCGGGTCGGCGCCCTGCCACTCGTCACGGGTACCTGCTGAATAACTTCTGGCAAGATTACCGTAAGGGGTATCGTGATTGAGTGCCGAGATCAAGCTCTGCCAGTTGGACCTGTCACCGTCGGCAACTGGTGTGGCCGAGCCGTTATTGAACATTTGTTTTTCAAACCACTTCTTCATGCCCCTGTGACCCTTCTTAACGAGATGGGTCGCCAGATTCAGAAGCTGGACAATGTTGTCACCGCCTACATTCTCAAGCTCTTCGTCAGCGTCGTAACGCAGCGGAAGTTGTGATTTACGCCAGAGGAATCGAGGCTTATCCAAAGTCGTCTTTCTCTCATCGGTCAGCGCATCGTTGACTTCGTATGTTTGGACGAGATCGTCGATGTCCTCGGTATCGGTCAATCTCTCGACATACTTACCAGCCGAATGAGTTACCTGGCGCCTTCTTTGAAGCTCCTCTATGATCGGCGTCCGGTAATGTACCTGGTCAATGAGACCATTTACAAACAACTCACGGGTCGCCTTATCTAAATCAGTCGTACTCATTTAACGTCTCCTGTTCTCAGTCTTTTTTCAGCCAAGACTGGTCTTTGAGCATTTGAGCACGCACGTCCTCGATCTTACCGGGCTTTATACCGCCCGCTTTCTTTCCCGAGGCTCCTGCGCCCCCTTTGCCCGTGTCAACGGAAACAGAATCTTTTGTTTTCTGGCCTTTTTTGACTTGAAGATAACAGTCGGTCATAAGGTCGATGGCCTCGTCGAAGGTCTTAGGCTGTTTTCGCTGGCCCGAATCAACCAGCTCATCGGCTAATTTAATGGCCTCGTTACGGTATTTCACCGCACCGGGAACGTCAAGCTTAGCCAGGGTACTTTCAACAGTCTTGAATACCGACGCCTTCGCCTGCTCATGAGCGGTCTTAGCCTGAACATCAGCCTGCTGCTTCTCGTAGGCGTCGATCTTCTTCGACATTGCAGAGATTTCCTGCTCTTTTACGGTCAGGCGTTGGTCCATAAGCTGAATATTCTTAATCACCTTTTCGTCAGCATCATCAGGATCCATCGCTTCGATCTTCTGCGTCTCTGTCTCTTTCGCCTCTTTGATCTCAGCTATTTCAGCTGTGAGCTGATTGATCCGCGTATTAGATTGCTCATAAGCGGAGGTAAGCGTGGAGACCTCTTCTCTGGCCCGGAGAGTGTTCTTACGCTCCTGATCGATTTGCTGCTCAGTGTACTTGGCGTCCTTGTTGTAATCGTCCTGAGTAGCTTTTTCGGCCTTCTGCTTCTCTTCTTTTTCAGCCTTCTGCTTCTCTTCTTCTTCAAGTTCAGCTTCGAGCTTTTCGTCAAATTCACCGTTCACAATTTCGTTTTCTAATTCAGTTTCCATAATTTTTTTCTCCTATTTATGTTAGCGTTTGAGCCATAAGCTCTTTCCACATTTTCGGAATTATTAGCCACCGTTAAAGCAGTTTACCCGGAAGGTCTTTTGCCGTAATCGGCGGTTTATACATTTCATGGGGCCAAAAGAAAAAGCCGTCAGTCTATCAACTAACGGCTTCTATCCAAGCTCGTTGGGATAGCAACTAAGCAGGAGCTACCTGCCTGTGCCTGTATCTTTTGGCTGGCCCTAAAACATCTCCTTAATTCAATATTTCACTATATACCTCATTAAGAGTCTTTCTTATTTTAATCAATTACATTTGTCAAGATATTTTTTAGAAGAACCGTACCCAGGGCGTAATTCTTTTAACCTCACCAACCCCGCCTACCGTATGGAAAGTGATAGCGCCGCCTTTAGAGCCGAGGGTATCGAGTCCTACTTTGGCGAAACGGTTATTGCCCGAATCCGCTACAGTGACCTCTTTAAGATGAAATTCATCTGAGATAGTAATCGTATCCATAAAGAGTCTCGTCGTATTATCTTCATTCGTTATATCGGCAACGGCGGTACCGGCAGCGCCGGTGATATCGGCCACCTTATCGGCAATGCCATCCGTACTGATATTCCATATCTCGGCTCCGAAGGTATCGCCATCGACACATTCACCGGAAAATATGATTTCAACACCATTGACAGCCGTATCGTATATGAAAACGTCCCGCGTAGTGATATCGGTATATCTCTGGCCCTTGGTAACGCCGTCAAATCCTGTATCATCGACAGTAACGTCCGCCGTCCGCATTTTCTCATAACATGCCTGAATTGTGTGCATCATTGTCATAGGTCTGCCCCTACCATATCGACATAAAATTGACCGGTACTAAATTTAACTCTTGCAAAAACACGATGATAGCCGTGAGTAGCAAACATTATCCTTGCCCAGCTATTCGCAGGGGACGCTATTTTAATCTTACTGAGCCAGTGATTCTTAATACTTATAAAATCAACACAGTAACATAACTGGTTGTCTCTCTCGATTGTCTGTGCTCCTGTCCTGACTACTCCTGAAGCCACCTCAACGACACCATCGTCTTTTCGTGCTGCGTAAATATATATCTCGGCGGTACCTTTAACGGTCGAAGACAGTCTTATCTCGACGCCCTTCTCCTTTGGATAGACCGTCTTTGCCTTCTTGGGGATATTGGCACTCGACTTCTCATCAGGGCCTAATGGCTCCTGAGAGGCCGTTATGCGATGTATCTGCTTCCAGTGAAACTGAGTATCTTCCATATCAGGACGCACCTGCCTTCGCCGCTCCAGCCAGCGGCCTATAAATCCCTGTTTTTTTTCGAAGTTTGGCTTCCACATTTACGCACAAGTTATCTTTTTTTTGCCCGCCGCAAAAGTAACAGTCTCTCCACCGGTAACGTCCCGGGCGGTACTCAAATCGCCGTGGACCAGCAGATTGCCGCCGGCACTGGCGGTAGCGTCGTAAAGGCCCCAATGACTTACAGTCGAGAAATCTGAATTTGCCGCACAGAATGAAAGCGCATTGACGGTCGTTATCGCCCCCGCCGCTGCGGCGCCCCAATCGGCAGCCAAGACAGGCTTTCTTTCGTAATCAGTATCATCAGACGGCTCCTGATTACCTGAATCATCGTCAAGTGGGTCCTGAAGTAATAAAGCTAATTGTAACGTACTTGAGCAAAGATAATCCAATATAGCATTTTCGCCATAATCACCTGCACTACCTGCCATTAGTAAACTCCTTTCAGACTTCGTCTGCGGAAAACGCCCGCATCACGAAATCGTCGATATCTAAATATTTCTTCTAAAGTTATTGCAGCCGCTCCGCTCGTGGCACCGGCGAAAGTTTGTATATTTATTGCCGCCTGTCCGGCGCCGGGTCTATTCAATCTTCTCATTCCGGCAAGACTTGATGTCACAATTGACGCCTGAGCGGCGCCAGGCCGATTGAGCCGTCTGAATCCGGCTAACGATGAAATCACGATATCCGCTTGAGCAGCGCCGGGTCGATTCAATCTTCTAAATCCCGCCAGAGAAGATATAACAATGTCTGCCTGACCGGCCGCGTTTATAACTCCCGCCGCCGCCGCTGCCTGTGCGGAACCTATATCTGCATAACTAATACCAGAGCCACTTCCGGCTTGTGCCGAACCAATATCTCTATTACTTATTGCCATTATTCATTCTCCGGTTCAGGTGGATTATCGGCGGCATCGAAACTTGCCCAAAAATTATTTGTGTATTGATGGTCAAGGGCAGCACTTTGAGCATTAGAGCCTGGTAGATATGTTCCTGTAAATCCTGGAACTCCTGTAACGTGACCTAAATCACCTACGCCATTTCCAGTAGCTGGAGCACCATCACCGCCATCGTATTCGACTAAAAAATTTGAAGCATCGTCTATATTACTGTTAAATAAGCAGTTGCGACTTATGTTCATTTCTCCTATATCGTCGTCACATAATATCCCTATAGCACCATCAAATATAATGCTGTTAGCAATGAATGTTCGGGAGGTATTAGCATCCTGTCGGAAACAACGCGAAGCCGCTCCATTATTAGCATCTATCGTACAACCCAAAACACAAACAGACCCTTGGTTGATTATCTGTTCTACGTTCCCGTTGTCATATACAAGGGTATTATAAATTATCACATTCCCCAACGAGTGCAAACCCTGTAAGGTGTTATTTCTTGAGATACAGGATAGTAGAAAAACGTTATTATCTAAATCTATTCCATCAGCACCATTGCCATCTAATATGCAATTCTCTAAAGCGAAGTCATTATTACCAGTTATTCCCTCGCTGCCATTACCTTTGAATCTGCAATTCTTAAAGGTCAAGATATTTGCAAGATTACTGCCAAAAAAGCCATCGCCACTGGCATTTACAACGTCAAAGTTCTTGAAGACTGTATTATAAGAAACACTTTGACCCATCCAGATTCCATTAGTTAATTTATTTGCTCCATCATAAGCACAGTCAATAGTAACAATTCCACCATCGCCTGGCGTTGCGGCGTATCCCTCAATTACATTAGGCATTGTAGCCCCAGGACTCCCCTGGTCAAGATAAATAACTGCACCAGCATCGCCACCCGCACCATCGTGGCCTGCGTCATCTGATTCGGCGGGATTGGGAGATGTACCGTCTGTGCCATAAGTCTCGCTCGCTTTTACATATACTTTATAATTATTAGTCCCTGCATCGGTCTTAATTGCAGCAGTCATCTTATATAGAAACCACCAAGCGTTAGCTTCACTTGTGCCATCGTTAAGTCCTGTGGAAAGTGAATGGTCAACATATCTCGTAAGGAGTGCCATTATATAGCCTCCCTTGGAATATCTATGGGAGTCTTATAAGAATAAACCCCTTGGTAATAATGGCCGTGTATTCTGTCCACGTAATCCTTGACTTCAATTTGTTCGCCGTCTATCTCGACAAGCTCTGTATTCACAACAATCATTCTCTCAACTATTGTCGGGCCTGTGTGCTGTCCATTGGCTTTCATAATTATACTGCCAGGTGGTGGCTCGCAGTTGGTCATGTTGCAATCTATGAAAGTCCTCGGAGTATCATCATCGGGGAATATCCTATGGCCGACCTTCTGACCTAACACAGTAAGACAGTTTGAATGGCTGAAATTACAATCTTTGTATTCAGTATCAATTTCAGAAGGAACAATCTGATTTGAGAAGTTCTTGCCTTCAATCATTGACAATATCCTCCTTAAACTGCTCTGCCCATTCAGTAACCAGTAAACCTGTCTTGAGAATCTTTCTGAACAAAGGATCTTTCTGTAACCAGAGTCTTTGTTTGTCTCTTGGCAACTTTTTGAACATGGCAAATCTCGGAGCCATGAGAGTCCTGAGATTGGTCAGGCCGGTTAGGTACTGCTGATATTGGTTTGAAGTCGTGTCAATATTTGTCATAGGTTCGCGGCCCATCCTTTCTTTTTTCTCTGATGGGACGGTACCCATCCAGTTTTTCTCAGGCTGCCGTAAACGTAGGCGTTTTTACGTTCTCCTGTCAAGCCCTTACTAATCGCCCGGCCCTTCAATTCTGCTTCTAACGCTTTAGGCATCAGTAATCCTTCATCCCGCCTGCCCAACCCTTGACCTTGATATTATTCTCAATGTCCCGGTCGATGATGACCATGGCCGCTGCGAAGAGTTTTTCATTGGCCTTAATCTCGAATGACCTTCTGAGGGTATCGGCGGCATTCTCGGCTTCCCACTTATCGATCCCTTTAATCTTTTTAGGATTGTCCACCATTGCTGTTGCGTGTGCCATTTTGATTTTCTCCATTATTGGCGGCCCCGCTTTGCGCGAGCCTCTGGGTATATCTCTGGATTATCATTTGCAGACCGTCTTTCGGATCTAACTGACCTTCCTCTACGGCCTTTAGTATCTGCTCGAAGGCTATGAATTCCTGCCATCCTGAGTGTCTGGCTAAGAGCTTCTGCCATCCGCTTATATTCAAATCCCGCAAAAACTGTGGTAGCATCGGATTAGGAGCTGCATTAGAGAGTAACTCGTAAGCCATTTTATCCTTTTCGATGCGCCTTTCTTCATCAAAGGGCAGTCCTTCGGTCGGCTCGATATCGATATCGAATTTCGCCGTCTTGGCTTGGTCAGTAATCTCGGTGGCTCCGAGTATCTGGTCCTCACCTATTATCCGGACGATACGGCCGGTCTCGTAGTAAAACTGATCCATTTCAGCGACCAAATTGATTACCTGCAGGGCCCACTCCTCTTCGAAAATATTCTGGAGCTTGATACGGTCGTTGGCACTGATAGCCAGAAAAGACGCTTCCCTTGCCGTTGTCCTGCCGGTGGTCTTTTTACCCTGAGCTATATCCTGAAGGCCCTGAATATTCTTATATTCCTGAGTAAAGAGTTGGTACATCATCATGTGTCCGGGACTCAGCGGGGCCGGTGCGAGTACCTTAAATCGGTTAAGGCCACCCCGGGCAAGACGTATAATGGCCCCTGCCCCCCTCATAATCGCATATTTCTTCTCTGTCCGGACAGGCATGGGAGCCAGGGCATCCACCTCGATAGCTATCCGGGGATCGCCGAATTGCTTCATATTATTAACTAAATGAGAAGCGGTAACGTTGATATGGTCCTGAGTATGCCTGTATAGGCTGATAGCATCACTTCCCTGCCACATATGGGGCAGGAGGTAATGGGGGACAACAACAAAGGGCCATACGCTGTGAGGGTATATCTGGTCCTCCGGTTTTGGATTGAGTAAGGTATCTTTATTCCGAATGATATAACGACCACTGTTATTGGGATAGCGGGGCTCATCCCATTCGCTTTCCTGATTAGGCCAGTCATCGGCGGCGATAGGACTACCATCGGGTTTGAGATATTCACCGTTAGCACCAGTCTGTATAGAACCCGACTGCAATAATACGTCCGGGTCCACCGGAATCGTCTCTTTTTTATGGTCCTCGGTATAATCCTTTAGATATTGCTCCGATATCCGGCAGTAACGCTTCTTATCAGCCTTCGTATCGTCGTTAGTAGGCAGGCCGCCGGTCATTGCGTGAGAGAGCACCAATTCCAGCAACTCGTTAGACTGACCGGCATTTACGCCCCTATCGATACCGCCGGTAGCACTGGTGAGGCTGTAGGCGGCGTTGGCCTGAGTACGGCCCCGGACGGGATCGCCGCCGGCGGCGCCTGATAGGGCCACCTCGTATGTTACCGACTCATCGGCAAGCTTCTTTTTGAAGTCCGGCCACAAATTCTGGGCATAAGGCAGCTCAAGGTACCTTACGGTACCACAGTCGCCGTCGTTGATATACTCATTATCAGAGGCCCAGAATTGCGAAGGGGGCCATAACCGGTGCCTTACATCACCTTCCCATCGCCTCTTCTCGGGTACCCACCTGACTTTCTGCTCCCAATATATCTTCGAGACCCGGTATCCACATAACTTACCGTCCAGTATGGCCTTTAACTGCTCTACCCGCATCCCGTTAGGATGAAGGCCCTTCTTCCATTGCCAGGCCAAGAAGCCCTGAAAAGCCTCGGCGATCTCCGTATCCGACGGCTCTGTGGGTGATACCACGTGCTTGAAGTTACGGGAGAGTTTGGCCATCTCCTGCATAATCGAAGGCCAGATATAATTGAGTATCACCCAATCCCACTTCTTATGCTTGACCCGGCCATGCAACTGGTCGCTCAGGAAGTACCTTAGAGACCGCTGCCACATACCGACCCACCGGTTAGTTGTAGCCATTCCGGTATCCTCACGCTCCTTAGCCAGCGTAATGATATCTGGCGGCTTTTCGTCTCTCTGGCCTGTAACTTCTTGTTCTGCCATAAGTTAGTATCCCGTTATCAAGGTTTTGTATATCCCGCTGATATCGTACCATTTACAGGTAATAAAGCGGTACCCGGCGTTATCGAAGGTCAGCTTAGCAATCCTGTCGGCGGCACTATCACTCACTGAAAGTGATGCGATACCCTTCTGCTCTGCGATTACCATAGTATCGATAAATAAATCGAGAGAGCTGTCGCCGTATGCCTTGCCTACCGTACAGGAGATATCGGCCATATACTCCGAGGGACCGTTCGCACGATTACCCCAGAGTTTAAAAGAGCCATTGGCGCCGTCTGTAGCGTCCCGGGGAGAGGTGGCGATAATCTCTACCGAATTAAATGCCGGGTCTATTACGTGAGTACCTCCGGCGAGGTTCTGGTCGGGCAGGTCTTTGAAATCAAACGTCAGGCCATCTGCGGTCTGGTCGAAAACAGCCTGGTCGATAGTAGCCTCGGCTAAATCCTCATAACCGCCCTGAAATGTGTGTAATTGAGTCATTAGTAATATCTCCTTCTGCTCCTGTGGAGTCTTGAGCTGTGGTCCAAATCTGCAAGTTTACCTATCCCCCTGCCATCAGCGTAAAGTTGTGAAACCTCACTCTGACTGAGCGCTATATTGAAGAACATTACATTGTCGATGAGACCACTAAAAGGAAGAGCCAAACCATTACCACGTATTCCTATACATACATTGTGAGCATTGTCGATACTACCTGTTAGTGATGCACTACTGCCTCTTTCAACCCCATCTATATACAATTTTGTTGTTCCTAATTTTCGTGTAAAGCCAACGAAGTGCCAAGCATTTATTCCCACAGCTACTGCAGAAATCAGATTAACATTGTCAATATAAATTTGAAGTTTATTATCGCCCATTAGACGAAACGAAATATCATCAATATAATTATCTTTTGAAACTATAACTTGATACGCAGAATCATCGTCAGAATTTACCCATGCAAAGACTGATATATCTCCAGTTCCAACATTGAAATCTGCGTGGTTGGCTATCTCAATATGGTCATCTGTTCCATCAAAGTCTTGTGCATTGTTTATCTTGCCTGCCACAGAATGAAATGCTGATGTTGCCGTTCCTGTTGCGTCTTTAACTACTCCATTATGATTCCCAGTCTCATCAATAATGACATCGGTAGCAAGACTATCGTTCATCTTGTACCAAGCTACCAGCGCATTAGATAATCTACCTGCCATAAGTGCTTATAATTCCTCAACTTTCTCATAAGAACCATCGGTAAACGTCTGGACTTCTGCTTCGTCCACATCGTCTATAAAAGGCACCTGGTCATGCTTCAGTCGGTCAACCAGCTTAACACCGCTCTGATGGCCGGCTCTATATAAATACGCTCCACCGGCCGCACCACCAGCTAAGACCAGCACTGTGATTAAGACCACCGCTAAAAGCTCAAAAGTCATTTTTTACCCGCCTGATAAATATGCTGTCTTACCTCGTTAATGATTGCCTCACCGGCCTCCTTGCTTATTGTCCTGCTATGTAACATAAGAGCAATCCCGCCGACAATATTGGCATCCTCCTCAGTCACCTCACTACAGATAGCCATACCACAGACCAAGCATGTCGTCCGACCACTGTCTATCCAAGGCCATTCAGGGATATCCTTAGACAAAATCTCTACAGTCCTGCAACTACAGGAATACTTTACAATATAATCTTTTCCTTTTTCAACTTTCATAAGCGTCCTCACTAAATTCCTTCGTATATTTCGATAGAAACGCGGTTTTAAGATTCGCTTCTTTTTTCTTTCTCTTCCCTATATCTATCACAACCAAAGGGCTTGCCTGTAATGCTTGTTACTGTCTTACAGGTAATACACGGCCTTGTACTCCATTGGTGAGGGTCAGCATATAATACCTCTATTATCGACTCAAAGAGTACATTAACGCACATCTTCATCATTTTTTCACTCTCAGTCATCTTCTACTCTGTAAACATCAAATCCTCGTCTTCATCCTCATCTAAAGTATCAAATGCACCAATACGAGCCAAACTGTCAAGACCACCATCCATCTGACCACCCTTAATCTCGTTACCCTCATCAGTATATTCAGGTAACTCCTTACCATAACTCTTCGGACATACCAAGTCTCCCTGGATAGCCAAAGCCAAACCAAACATCAAATCGTCATGCCGGCCACTCATGTGCACAGGCTTACCCTTCTTGTCGTATATAAAGACCTTCATCTGGTCTAATATCTCCTGAAACTGTACCAAAACAGCCTCGCTGCGGATAACTCCTATCATATCATTGACCAAATAATGCCGCGTAACAGGGGTGGTCCTAAACCCCATATCCTCGGTCTCCTGTGGAACTATCTGAAACTCCTTATTACGCCTGTGATAAATGTAAGGGTAACTGTACTCATTCAATATCTCCAATACCATCATACCCATAGGGATCTCAGGTACCACCCATGCCATGTTATAATGCCTGCACGCACCCAATACCTGTAATCCTAACTCCTTCTGACTCATCTGACAGTGCAATATGGCCTTTACGGCACGCTTGCCAGACTTTCTGCCCATTACAACCACACCGTCAAAATCACGCTCACTCTTAACATCCTTCTCGTCTGTTAATTTGTGCTCCCGAGTATCCACACCTATAACATGCTCCTCAGCACCAGCAAAATCCAGTATCTGCCACCCGTAACGACCACCCGCATTAGGTATGAAATCTCCAGTCTTATGATCAAATAAACCAAACTTCATGTCAGTACGTATGAAACGAGACTGATAATTAATGATACCCTGTGTAAAGACGGGACTGCCAGATGATTGAAATGCCTCCTGCCATGTAGCCGGATACTCCTGCTTAAATAAACGAATGTCCCCCTGACACTTATTCTCTATCGCCCAAGAACGCCAGTATAACTGAGAATCGGAGAGTTGGTGCGTGTGCTGAAGGACCCTTTCTTCTTCCGATGGGACCCATCCGGAGGGGGGCGTCCGACTGTACGCCTTAAAGATGAACCAGGGAAGGAAGATAGGTATGTACCCGTCGAGGCTGCCTGTTGCCTTGTACCGCTCGACGGCCTTGACGTACATATCATAGAAGGCTCCGCCTGTGCCGTTAGCGGTACTCTCGATAATGATGGCCGTCTCTGGGTCGTCTGGCACTTCCTGTGCGGCCCCGCCGAACTGCTCCTTAGCTTTCTTCCAGAAGGCAAACTCGGTAATATGCAGATAGTGCGTAAGCCCTCCCCTGCCCAACACTTCCGTCCCTGCTGTCTGACAGAGGTACTCGCTGCGGTGTGGTGAGGAGTACACGATTTCCTTCTTACTACTCCATTTGGTCTTCCTGCGTGTGTCCTGGGGGATTTCGTCCTGAAAGAGCCTAACCATCTTATAAACCTTGTCTGTTGCCTCGGCATCGGCAGAGCAGACGGTCGCAAACCTATTCTCCCGCTTATTGATTTCTCGGAAGAAACGAGCCGAGACGTATGTTGAGACGCCTTCTCGGCGGGCTTTGAGGACAATCGCTCTCATTGGCAGGCCGGCGGCCCTTTGACGCTCCAGTATGCTGTGAACGAGCTGTTGTGGCCTGTTGAGGTTGAGATACTCCAGCTTTCCCTGCATGGTCACAATCTTGAGGTTGTGCCGGGCGAATTTAGGGAAACTCATCGAGTCCACGACCTCAGCCATTTGGTATGTTTTTGCCTTATTTTTCATCCAAATCTGCTTGACCAGTTTTTGCCTTATTTTTCTTGTAAATCTTCGTTTTTAGGCTTAGAACCGCTTTCTATGGGGTGAACTGTTCACCCCATAGAAATTTACAATTACGTCGCAATTGCCAAGTCAGTTTCTTCCTTCGGTAACACCTCATCCACCATCAAAGCCTTGACCTCGGCATCAGTCAATTCACGTTTGAGAATGACAGCTTTGACTTCCACTGACTGCTTAGGCTTGCCCTGCCAGCGGTCGAGTAGCTCCTTGAGAGCGACAATCCGATTCTTATATGTTGGTTTTCCCTCGGATTCTTTGAACGCGATTGAGACAAGCTCATTAATAGCGTCAACCACAGTTTTCCCCGCTTTTTTTGCAGAATCAGCTCTTAAATGGTCAAGATAACCCTTAACCATAGGCTTACTTAGTAGTTGCGTTGCGTACACTTGTGCTGATGCACCACGTTGCGTAGAGCCTGCTTTTATGATAGCTTGCGTCTGGTTTGGCTCCGGCATAGAGACGAGTATCTCACAGTATCTCTGTTGCAGGATTGTAAGGCCTTCGAATGCTTCTGGGAGTTTTCGCAGCTTTGGTTTAGCTTTCCTTGTACCTTCTCGAATGGCTTTAATCTTAGATGTTAGCGTTTGCGCTGTCAAGTATTAAATGTTAAAAATGTGTTGGCCTGTTGTGGAGGCCGCTTTATTTATTATTTTTTAAGTTAAGTGGCCTTACATACTAACCGATGGAGCTTTTGTTGTGATTATCAACCTGAACTGTTTTAGGAGATTACGGGAGAAAGAGAGGATTTAATTATGAGCTTTTTTCTACCAAAGACTGTTGAAGGCGTGCGCAGGCAGAAAGAACGTTTTATGCTTCATTGGACAACCGCAACCAACCCACAGATGAAGCAGGTTTATGAGCAGGCCATTAATGGCTGTGACCGGCTGACTGCTCGCATCATAGCTAAGAGCAAACGCAGGCTCGGACTGTTGTTGATCCTGCTTTGCCTGAGCCTGGTGCAAGGCTGCCAAACTGTCAAGGGCGTAACTGGTGACGCAGGCTGGATACTCACTGAACTGAGTGACAACATCAGTACAAAATGACAAACCGGGCACGGAGGCCCATTCTTCTCTTTTGCCTCATTGATATTTTAATTATTTTTTACATTGTTTCTGGGTTGGTATGGCTGATTCTGTAAGTTTTTCTCACTATATCAATATATTTCTATTGACAAAGCGTAAGTGAGCCGATACTATTTACATAAATCAATTAACTTTACTGAAGGGACTAAGAAATGATTAACACACCAAAGCAAATCAAAGAACTCAAGCGTAAAATGGCTATGTATCGCCGGTGCTCACAAGGCAAGCCTGTCAACTGTGATAAATGTATCGGTTGCAGTAGTAAACGTTAACCAACACACTTTAACTGAAGGGATGACAAAATGAAAAACGCAAGAATCGAAGAATGTCCTGAATACAAAAATACAGGATATGGAATTGTGGGAATACAAAAAGAGAAAGAAAAGTGCCCTGACTCTTGCTGTTATGGCACAAGCCGAGAAAATTGTACACTTGGCAAAGAAGCAGCCTCGGAATGTAAGAGTCCGAGCTAATTTCCCAGCCCTTACAGCGTTAGACCGGCTGCGACTGTCGGCAAGGGCTTTATGTTAAATCTGAATGGACTATATATTGAAAACCTGCCCGCTTGCCGGCTCCGCACCGAAGTTAGTCCCTTCAGGCTGGCAAGCGGGCTTTTTTAGGAGATTAGAACAATGGCAAAGAGAACCAGCATTTTAGATAAAATTTATCGTTATGGCGGGGAACTGTGGAGGCTTGGCGATATAATCATAGACCTTCAGAATATAATGCCAAATCAAAAATGCGTAGATAGGTATTTGCAAGGTCTATTTTTCACTCAAGATAGAATTACAATAAACACAGAAAGGAACTTGAAAAATGAAAACGAAAGAACAATACGAGCAAGAATTGGCAGAATACCAAACAACAATTAAACGAATATCAACAGAGCGAAAACAAATAAGCATAGCTCTAAAATTAAAAGGTATTCTTGGCGAGGAAATTGCTCCCATTGCTTACGTATTAGCTGAGATTGAAAGATTACAAAAGAAAAATGAAAGCCGTAATTAGATTTATTATGTGCGATTGGCTTAATCAGCACTATTATGAGACAACAACATATAAACGTTGGTTATCTACTGGTGAAAACTGGGTTTGTTGCCGATGTGGCAAAGCTGTTAAATCAGTAAAAGAATTAAAGGGAACAAAAGGCAAATTGAAGTTCTAACAGCCGGCACCAACCTTTAACCCTCAACAGAGTTTAGTAAGGAGAAAGAAAGATGAGTACAGAATTACAACAAGCTATTGATAATCTTCAGAAAGCAAATGACTCTTATACGAAAGAGTCCAAAGGCAAAGATGATAATGATTTGTACGTTAAAATAGTTGGCCCAGCTTGGCGTAAATACCTCGCAGTGGGTGGTAGCCGAACAATGATAAATTTATAACAGCCGGCACTGGAGCGCACGACAACGCTCCGGCGTATGCTGTTGAAACTGTTAGGGATTTTAGTTAGGAGTGAAGACTATGTTAAAGCCAACAACTTCCCCTTGGGGTGCAGTGCAGTCCACTGATGTTTTAGCTGATGGGATTGTTTCAGTCAGTACCGCAAGTCACGGCGGCATCAAGCTGGACGCTGACCGCCAAGCCGCTATGCCTGAAGGCTGGAGTAAAGATGGCGGCTGGTATGAAGAAGACTGCAACTGGTGCTTGCCGTTCATTATCTTCCAAGCTGACATACTGGCTCACGGTGATGAATGTGCTGTCCGCTCCATTAAGAACAGCAGGCACGTTGAGATACTCCAAGACTGGCATCCAGACCTGTACGAGGAATATTTCAACACTAAATTGAAGGAAGGCGAGTCATATATTCGCACACACCCACTCAATAAAACCTAAACTGAAAGGAGCTATGAAGATGAGTTACACGAAAGGACATTGGGCTGTATCAAATTCGGGCGGGAAAGTTATTGTCGGCGGGATGAAACACCCCACTACAATAGCAACACTTGAAACAGTACCGCTGAAAATCAGTCCAGAGATTGAGGCTAATGCAAGGCTAATCGCCGCTGCTCCATATTTATATGAGACAGCTAAAGAGTTCACCGCTGGTTGGGAACACTTCTGTAAGTGCATTACCTGGAAAGACTCCAACTTAGACGCAGAAGCAATTCGGTTTATGAATGAAGTTCCAGCTAAGATTGCAACGGGTATTGTCAAGGCTGTAAAGGGAGTCTGATGAGACAACGAGACCCTGAGCGTATCATCAAGCTGTACAACTGGCTGTGGCGTAGAGCCGTCAAGAGCAAGCTCCCGCCATTTAACCAGCTCCAGCCCGACACCTTAACTGGACGTTGCATCGCACTGTTAATACCTCAAATAATACCAATCGACCAGGCTATGAAATCCCGTGCGTATCGGGATGCTGTCACGGTAATTATTCACTCAAACTAAAGGAGAATGACAATGGAAATCACAGACGAAAACCGCAAAGACGTAGCCAAGTATCTGGCTGACTATGTAGTCGAAGAAGTAGATAGGTCGCTGAAGATTGAGGGTTTCGGTCCCTGGGACACAGGCAATATGGAGCATTGGATTGAGCAAGGACTCAATGCTTATGAATCCATCAATCAACCCAGTCAGTATGCAATCTCTCGCTCGATAGAGGGCATCAGTCTAAACGGCCAAGAGTTTTTGCTCAGCGATAACAAGGATGTGAGGCTGTTCGACAGCATCGCAGAGGCAAAAGAACACGCACACTCGGTAGGCATCACAGATGAAGACTTTGATAACGTCACTTGTAATATCTGCGAGTACCTGCCAGAGACCGGCGACTATGTAATTGTTTAGTTAGGTAGTCATTACTCCGCACCGCTCGTAAGGTACAGGCTCTCGCCGAGCAAGTGTTGGGCGGTGCGGGGATAACGATTAACTATTTGAAAGGAAAGAAATGGACGAATACTACGAGAAAAAAGCCAAAGCCAACGATGAACTGATTGCCTGTTGGTGTTGGCTGTGCGCGGCTCTGGCAGTTGTTGCTGTTGGCGTGGCTGTGGTGAAATGGATAATCTCATTTTGAAAGGCTCTATTATGAAAACAGCATTTACAGCCATAGTTGGTCTTTTGATAGTAATTCTTATCGGCTATTGGTGTCAACAAGCCCACCAGAAGCCGACTAACAGCCCTGTAGAGCAGACGCCTACAGTGACTATCCTTATGAATGTTAGCGCTTATTGTCCTTGCGAGCGATGTTGTGGTGATTTCGCAGATGGGATAACGGCGTCCGGAGTGCCTGCTGAGGGCTACGTCATAGCTGCACCCCGTCAATATGCCTTCGGAACGCTTATGACCGTTCCTGGCTATGCTGACGGTCGCCCTGTGAAGGTCCTCGACAGAGGCGGCGCCATCAAAGGAAACCGGCTCGACGTGTTCTTCGCCACTCATCAAGAGGCCCTGAATTGGGGACGTCAATATTTGAAAGTCGAGGTAATTCATGGAATGTAAGAAGTGTAAACACAAAAACGACTGTGTGAACGTAGGGGAGTTCAAAAGGGGTGCTTGCCTGCAATACGAGCCTAAGGGCCAAATTAAAGGCACGAGGACTGCCTGTGCTGGACGAACGGAAGACCGGGGACAACCTAACATCCCCCGGAAACGTAGTTTATGGAACAAATACTGAAAGGAGTATGACTATGAAGGTAGGAACAATCTGTAAGTTAAAAGTGAACTGTCTGAATAACAAGGCAGGCACGCTGGGCGTGGTCTTTAACGATTACGGTGATGGCTTCCAGGCGATATTTGAGAACGGCAGCTATGATGGATTCTCAACCACAAGGGACCTGCCTTCACAAACGCGTTCAGTAGCCCAAATCGAAGCAGACTATTTTCTTGAGGAGGTCGGCTTCGAGGAATCGTTGGCTGCCTATCAATTCAAGAACGTGAATCAAGTCTTTGTGGATTACATTCACCGTGTATTCGACATCGCCTGGAGTGAGGGGTGGAAAAAAACTGCAATCCTAAGCGAACACAAGTTTGGAACGGAACAGTTAGCAGGGTATTTAGACAAAAACTATCCACCAGAGTATGAGAAATGTGAAGTTTATGGAGATGGCCATGCGCCGCCTTTCCTCGTATTCGATAGGGAACATTCGGATGGTGGCAGGACAGTTTGTACGCTTTCACGAGCTATGGACTATGTGGACTTCTCTCATTTTGAATACGCCAGGCCCGACTTGGGCAAAAGTATTATGCCACGTTGGATTCAAGCTGACATAACAATATATCCACGATATGTAGTTTTTCGCAAAAACCTATAAAGAAAGTGAGGTATCAAATGTACCTGGGACAAATATCAGCCGCCGATGAACCGGAGGCAAAGAAAAGATTGGATATATTAGTTGATTGGAAAGAGACAAATCTGGCTTCTGAAAAAGACCTTGTTATTCGACAGGCTGTAAGGTCGGTTTGGATAGCAGAGGTATTTTATGAGGGCCGAGTTGGCCTTCGCGTCATAAACCTCTCGTTGCCGCTGCATTTACAAACTTACCAATTAGGACAGCACATAGCTGAATTAAGACCAGATGACAAATAAGCGAAAGCGTAAACTTAAAGCAATCGACCTGTTCGCCGGAGCCGGTGGATTCTCCCTGGGGTTGCAACAGGCTGGCATCGATGTAGTGGCAGCCGTTGAAATCAACAATGCGTGCTGTGATACATTGGCAAGGAATAAGGCAACGGCGTTTCCGAAGATGAAAATAATCCAGGCCGATATTTGTACGTTGAGCGGAGAATACATTTTGGTCCAGGTTGGCCTGAAAAAAGGCCAGCTTGATATGCTTGTGGGCGGACCGCCCTGCCAGGGTTTCACTTATGCCAGTTCACGGCGTTCACCTAACGACCCCCGCTCAAAGATGATGTGGCAGTTTATCCGGATGGTGAAGGAAATGCAGCCACGGTATTTTGTTATCGAGAACGTCCGGGGTATGTTGAGCTTCAAGGATTTCTTTCGGGATGTGCTGAAACGCCTTGAGAAGTGCGGATATGTAGTGAGGTTCAATCTGCTGGACTGTGCCAGCTATGGAGTGCCGCAGCGAAGACACAGGGTAATGATAGATGGCGCACGCTCCGACCTGAATATTATTCCTGTCTATCCTCCACCTACGCACTTCTCTCCAGAGCAGCTGGGCAAAAAAAAGAAAGCCGGCAACAACTCTATCCCCCCTGCACTTGTTGCTGAGAAGTGTTTTGCAACACACGGCTTTGACCGCAAAGAGGTCGATGATGTGTGGTGGAATAATAAGTTGGGAATTATGATGAACAAAAAGACAGCCTCCGAAAGAGTCAACCAGGCTATCGATGAAATATTAGCTGAAGCGTTACGAGCAGTAATGGAGAAATGATTATGACAAGTAAAGCTCAATCAATGTCTTCTATAGATGCGGCTAATCGTAGAAGAAAAGACGTTAAAAGATTATGCACTAACGAAATGCCGACACACAAAGAAGCTTCTGCGATTATGAAGCAATTACGCGTAAATCCAGAAGTTTGTGATAATTGCAAAATCAAACCCTGCACTTATGGTCAGTATGTATTTGGCAAGAAAGGCGGTGAATGATATGGAACACACAGGATTAGTGCGAGGGCACCACACTTTCGATAAGGAGTGTACGGTATGCCGTCTGCAAGCCGAGAACAAGAAGCTGAGAGAAGCGTTGGAGAAGATAGTAAGTTATCGCAAATGGCTGAAAATGAGTGGCGGAATGGATATTCATAAAATAGCAGAGCAAGCTCTGAAAGGTTGAAAAATGTGTAATGATGGACGAAGAGTTTTGCCGTGCCCGTTTTGTGGTGGACCAGCAAAGGTGCATAAGCAATTCGATGGCTTCCGAAAAGTAAGAGGCTACTATATATCCTGCAACAAAAAGGGCTGTCCGATATTTGCTTCTACGAGAGTCAAGAGTGATAAGGCAGCAGTCATAGATGAATGGAATGCTCGGATAAGCCCATCTGTTTCTACATTGAAGTACATCACAGAGCTAAGAGAAGAAATCAAAGATTTGAAGGCAAAGCTATCCAAGCCCTGAAAGGAGAATAAATAATGGCAATTGTAAAAAAATGGGTGGAAGTGGAGGATGAATGTTTGGGGCCAACCAAGACCAACGCACATTGGGAGATGTATTTATTTATACATTTGTGCGTTGAATATAGTCGCAAAACAAAGCATGGTCTTCAAAAATTCATTCGGCGAAGTAGAACACTTAAAACAATTGAGGGTAAATTCAAGAAGAACGTACTATCACAACTTGAGGATTATTTTGCTCAATCCAATGTATTTTTATTGCCCTGAAAGGCTAAGGCCGCCGAGGGAGCTTGAGTTCCCTGCCTAATAATCCTTTCGCCACTATCCGGTATTGCTCAGCGTCATAAAGCAACTTCTCTATCAGACTGTTATTCAACATCCGCTGAGCTGACACAGCAGTAGCTATTTCTTTAGCTTTTTCTTCTGTGAATTTCTTATCAATACGCCCCCACTTAAACCATCCTACGATAGCAAGAACGAAGAAGATAGCGTCCCTCACCACAAGGCTCCAGATTCCCGCGTGGACGTGGATTCCCCCAGTAAGGCCGTTTGATACCAACCACAGCAGATAACACAGCCTGAGACGCCTGTTGTTCGTTATAACCCCCGCTACTGCGAAGGTTGTGGCAATTATTCCTATGATTTCATTTATTTGTATCATCTGTTCACCTCATAAATAA